CGGGAGCGCGCTGTGACGCGATATCCAACGTCCATTTTTGAGGACAAGAGGGGTTCGTGGGCGGTTCCGGACAATACCTAGACAAACGCCGGCGCCGATGGGCGTCCGTCTAGGGTCGAGGGATCATGGGACGCAAGCGTAAACCTCCACAGTTGCACGAGTTACATAGCAACCCCGGGCACCGGAAGCAGCCGTCGCGGGCCACGTTCAAGGGGAAGACGACCCTCCCCGGGTGGCTGGATCCAGTCGCTCGGCAGGAGTGGAACCGCCTCAAGCCCTGCCTCGAGCGTCTCGAGATGCTGACTCCCGAGACCAGGGGGGCGGTCGCGGCCCTGGTGAACGCGTACTCGGGGCTCGTTCGGTCGATGGTGGCCTTCAACAACGATCGCCCGGAGCAGATGTGCCTCTTCACCGGTACCGGTGGCGTGAAGACGCGGCCCGAGCTGGATACCGCCTTGAAGTTCTCCGCGGAGTACCGGCGGTGGATGATCGAGTTCGGCCTGACGCCCTCCTCCATGGGGAACATCCCCGTTCCGGGAGACGACGACGAGGAGAAGGCGAAGGCGCTCCGCGACTTCCTGTTCAGCGAGGAGCTCCCCGACGAGGAGGCGGAGGACGAGAACGTCGTGTCGTTCTCGAAGCGGTAGGGACCGTGCGTGAGGGTGAAGCTGGAGCCGTGGGAGCGCCCTCCCAGGAACCGCTCGATCGGTCGCCTCGAGGCGCTCGCCTACGATCGGCACCGACGCGATCGGGAGACGGGACACAAGCGGGGCCTCCACTTCGACGCCGCGGCCGCGGAGCGGGCGATCCGCTTCATGGCGCTCTGCCCGCACCAGAAGGGGGAGTGGGCGGGTCAGCCGTTTCGGCCGGCGCAGTGGCAGGAGTTCTGCACCCGGAGCCTCTTCGGCTGGCTCACGGAGGAGGAGCGTCGGCGGTTCCACTTCGGCTATGTCGACATCGCGTCGAAGAACGGGAAGACCACCTGGATCGCCCCGCTCGGACTCTACCTGCTGACAGGCGACCGCGAGCCCGGTGCCGAGGTCTACTCCGCGGCGACCGTTTTCAAGCAGGCCCGACTCGGGTTCGACGTTGCGGCCTGGATGGCGAAGCACTCGGCTCTGAGTCAGTTCCTCGAGGTGTTCGGCGGCAAGCCGCAGAGCAGGACCAACGTGATCGCCTGCGACCTGCTGGCGGCGAAGTTCGAGCCGATCGCGGCGGACGCCGACACAGCGGACGGCATCAACCCGCACGGGCTGCTGATCGACGAGCTCCATCGCTGGAAGAAGCGGGAGTTCTACGACGTGCTCATGCGGAAGATGGGCGCCAGGCGACAGCCGCTCGCCCTCCAGATCACCACCGCCGGCGCCGGCCAGGAGGGACTCTGCTGGGACATCCGGGAGTACTGCCGGCAGCTGCTCGAGGGATCGTTCGAGGATGACCGCTACTTCGCCTTCATCGCGTCGCCCGATCCCGACGCGGACTGGACCGCCGAGGAAACCTGGGAACAGGGGAATCCCTCGATCGACATCGCCGTCGATCGCGAGGACCTTCGCCGGGAGGCGGCGCAGGCTCTCGTCCTCCCGTCCGCGCAGAACTCGTTCCGCCGGTTCAAGTGCAACCAGTGGACCGAGCAGGTGGAGCGGTGGCTCCCGATGGAGCCTCACTGGAAGGACATGGGCGGCGGGATCGACGAGGAACTCCTCCGAGGGCGTCCCTGCTTCGGCGGGATCGATCTCTCGTCCACGACCGACATCACGTCGTGCTGCTGGTGGTTCCCGCCGCTGCCGGAGGACGAGCACGATCACCACCTCCTGCTCTGGCGTTCCTGGCTCCCCGAGGAGCGGGTCCTGCGCGGCAGCCGCGAGGACCGGGTTCCCTACGAGCAGTGGAAGGCGAAGGGATGGATCGAGACCACGCCCGGGGACGTCGTGGACTACGAGTGGATCGAGGCCAAGATCCTCGAGGATGCCGCGAAGTTCGACATTCAGGAGATCGGCTTCGATCCGTGGAACGCCCAGGCGCTCGTGAATCGGCTCCAGGAGATCCACGGCTTCACGATGGTGAAGATCGTCCAGGGCGTGTCCGGCATGTCGGCACCGTCGAAGGAGTTCGAGCGTCTCTGGCTCCGGAAGGCTCTGCGCCACGGTGACAACCTGCTCGCGCGGTACTCCTGCTCGGTGGTGGCCACCTGGACGGACCCGAACCAGAACATCAAGCCCAGCCGGAAGAGCTCGGGCGGGAGGATCGACCTGGTGGTGGCCGCCATCGTCGCCCTGGCGCGGGCGATGCTGACCTTCGAGTCCGGGAGCGTCTATGAAACTCGGGGCCTTGGCTAGAGGTCTCCTCCCAGATCTGTTCCTTCTCGGTGGCGCCGCGGCGATCACCGTCGGTCTCTGGTGGTTCGAACCCTGGGTCTCGCTGGTCGGCGGCGGGCTGTTGGCGATCGCCGGCGGGATCTTGCTCGAGCGCGCGAACCGGATTCGAGAGGAGCGCGCGCAGTCTGAACGGAGGCGCCGGTGAGTCTCTTCGCGAGCGCGATCGTCGAGCGGCGAGAGGTGATCGGGGCGTCGGCCGGGTGGAAGAAGTACATCGACGGAATCCTCGCGCAGCTCAGGACCTCCAGTGGCGTCTCGGTGACGCCGGAGGTCGCGATGCGGCTCGGCGTCTTCTACGACCTGGTCCGGATCCTCGCCGAGGATGTCGCCAAGCTCCCGCTCTTTCTTTACCGGCGGCTGACGCCTCGGGGCAAGGCGGTCGCCAAGGAGCATCCCCTTTACGATCTCATCCACCGAGCCCCGAACCCGTACATGACCTCGTTCGAGCTCCGCGAGACGGTCACCGCTCACATGGTGGCATGGGGGAACGGCTACATCTTCAAGGAGCAGACCTCCCAAGGACGGGTCGCCGCACTCTGGCCGCTCCGCCCGGATCGAATGAAGCGACTGAAGAAGACGGTCGACGGACGCGACGTCCCGGTGTTCGAGTACGCCTTTCCAACCGGGCTGACCGAGCGGATCTCCGCCGAACGGATCATCCATCTCCGCGGATTGAGCTTCGACGGCGAGATGGGCTACAACCTCCACTCGCAGGCGAGGGAGTCGATCGGCCTGGCGGTGGCCGCCGAGAGGCACGCCTCGAGCTTCTTCGCCAACGACGCCACGCCGCGGACGATCCTCAAGCATCCAAAGACCCTCAAGGAGGATGCCCGGAAGAACCTCCGGGAGTCCTGGGAGGACCGCTTTCGGGGAGTCGATCGACATCATCTGATCGCGATCCTCGAGGAGGACATGGATGTCAAGACGATCGGTATCGACCCGGAGAAGGCCCTCCTGATCGCGAGCCGGGAGTTCTCCGTCGAGGACATGTGCCGATGGGTTCGGATGCCTCCCCACAAGGTCGGCCATCTGAAGCGATCGACGTTCTCCAACATCGAGCACCAGGCTCTCGAGTATGTCGTCGACACTTTGCTCCCCTGGAACATCAGATGGGAGCAGCGACTCGGCGCCGACCTCCTGACGGAGAGGGAGAAGGGCGAGTACTTCTTCGAGCACAAGGTCGAGGGTCTCCTCCGTGGGGACTTCAAGGCACGGATGGACGGCTACCGCGTCGGTCGCGAGATCGGGCTCTACACGGTGAACGACCTCCTCGAGCTCGAGAACCGGAATCCGATCGGCGCGGAGGGCGATGTCCGACACGTCCCCTGGAATTGGACCGTCCTCTCGACCTCGCCTCCGCCGGCGAAGGGCTCGGGTACGGCTACAGACGATGGCAGGACTGCGAAGCTCCTCCGAAAGCTCGAGCGGCGTCAGAACGAGGATGGCGACGAGCTCTCCGACGTCGACCGCCGCCTGGTCGACCTCCGGATTCGCCTCCGAGACCGCTTCCGTCCCCTGATCCGTGAGGGAGCTCAGGCCGTCGTGAACCGCGAGGCCGCCGATATCGGCCGCGCTGCGAAGAAGCTCCTCGCTCGGGACGCCGAGGACTTCCGGACGTGGCTCGCAGAGTTCTACCGGGACCATCCCGCGTTCATCCGCGAAAAGCTCCTCCCGATGCTCCTCGCCTACGCCTGCGCCCTCGGCGACCTGGGCGAGGATCACATGGGCGAGGAGATCGACGAGGCCCGGCTCGAGGAGTTCGTCGAGGACTACCTTGCGGGCGACAAGGGCCGTGCGAGGTGGTACGCCGACCACGCGCTCGCCCAGCTCTTCGCTCTCCTGGAGAAGGCGTTTCGGGAGGGCACCGATCCACTTGAGGCGATCGACGCACGGCTCGAGGAGTGGAAGGAGCGGAGGCCAGATCAGTGGGCCGAGCTTGAGGCGGTCCGCGCCGGCGGAGCGTTCTTTCACCTCATTTACACCGAGTTCTTCTCGATTGAGCACTGGCGCTGGCACGCGCTCGGGGACTCCTGCCCCTACTGTCAGAGGCTCCACGGAAGGATCGTCGCATCGGCGACGGCATTCATCTTCGAGGGCGATCCCTTCGGTTCCGACCTGGAGGACGGTCCGTTGATCCCCTCCTTCGACGTGTTCCACGAACCGGCTCACGGCGGCTGCGACTGCTTCACGCTTCCGGTCGTCGGGGAGGTCCAGTCATGAACGATCACGAGAGAGAGCGACGATTCGTGCCCGCGGAGCTCGAGGTCCGCCAGGCGAACGGCGAGCCCCTTCGGATCCGGATGTTCATTCCATATGACGTGGAGACCGACGTGTTCTGGTTCCGGGAGGTGGTCCGGCCCGGGTTCTTCGCGCGCGCGATCGCCGAGAAGCAGGACGTCGTCGCCTGGTACCAGCATGGGGACGGCGGTCGCCTGCCGCTGGGACGCGTCGGATCCGGGACCCTGGATCTGACGGAGACCGCTCGAGGTCTCGTGGCGATCGCCACGCCGCCGGCAAGGCCGTGGGTCGAGGACCTGGTCGAGTCCATCAAGCGACGCGACATCAACGGCGCGAGCTTCGCCTTCGCTCCGACCCGGGAGCGGTGGACCGAGCAGGAGGGCGAGCCCCCGCTCCGCGAGCTCCTGGACGGTGAGATCTGGGACGTGAGCCCGGTCGTCCAGCCCGCCTACCCGAACACCGACACCGAGATCCGGGAGACGGCGGAGCGCGTGTTCCGCCGCTACCGATCCGACCACCCCCTCGAGAGCCAGGAGGACGAGAGGGACGACGACAACCCCGAGGCCGGCGGCCAGGAGGCCGCGGCCGCCAACCGCCGCGAGGACGCCGACGTCGCGTTCAGGAGAGCGCAGATCGAGGCGGAGTATCTCGGCGCGCTGTTCGGACTGAACAGGAGGACATCATGAGTCTCTTGAAGCAGCAGAGGGAGCGGATGGCCGAGACGAAGGCCAAGCTCGACGAGCTCCTCAAGACGGTCGCCGACCGCGACGGGAAGTTCACCGCCGAGGAGCACGAGCAGTCCGACAGGCTCTCGGAGGAGCTCCGCTCCCAGGGCGAGGTCCTGAATCAGCTCGAGGAGAAGGAGAAGCGCGACCTCCAACTCGGCAGGACCGACCCGCCGCCGGCGACCGGCGACCAGGAGGAGCGCGCAAAGGGCTCGCCGGCGCCCGCGCAGATGGACCAGCGGTCGATCGTGGACTTCGGCCGGTTCGTCCGTGCGATCCGAGAGGGTCGGACGGATCTGGCGATGAAGATTGCGCTCGAGCACGCCTCCACGCCCGAGGAGCAGCGGGCTCTGTCCATGGGCGTCGGCGAGGAGGGCGGTCTCCTGACCCCCGACAAGTGGCGCCAGGACATCCTCATGATCCAGCCGGAGATGGAGGTCGTCATGCCGCGGGCGACCGTGATCCCGGCCGGGACGGAGGCGCCCGACGCCGTGGAGCACTTCCCGGCCCTCCGACAGGGGGCGCTGGGCGCCCTGGGCGGTCTGACCTTCCAGTGGATCGCCGAGGCCGGGCCCAAGCCCGAGACCGACTACAAGCTGGACGACGTGCGGCTCGAGCCGAAGGAGTTCGCGGCTCACATCGTCGTGACGGACAAGCTCCTCCGGAACTCGGCGGTCGCCGGGAACTTCCTCCGGCGGATGCTGAATCTCGGGATCGTCCAGTTCCGGGATCAGGCCTTCCTGACGGGGAACGGCGTCGGGCAGCCGCTCGGCGTGTTCAACGTCGGGAACCCGGCCGTGGTGAACGTGGTCCGGGCGGGCGCAGGCCTCATCGACTTCGCCGACGTCGCCGCCATGCTGGCGGCGTTCTCGGCGGACAGCTGGGGGTCGGGCGTCTGGGTCGCGAACCAGAGCACGCTTCCCCAGATCATCACCATCGACGACGCGAACGGGAACTCGATCTTCATCGCCGGTGACGCCACGAAGGGCATCTCCCCGACGTTGTTCGGGATCCCGCTCAAGTGGACGGGGAGGACGCCGACCCTCGGCAACCGCGGCGACCTGGGCCTGATCGACTTCCGGTTCTACCTGGTGAAGGAGGGCAGCGGCCCCGAGATCGCCGCCTCCGAACACGTCTACTTCACCACCAACCGGACCGTCGTGAAGGCCTTCGGCAACTACGACGGGACCACGTGGGTCCTGGCGCCCCTGACCCTGGACGACGGCGCGACCCAGGTCTCGCCGTTCGTGATCCTGCAGTAGGAGAGGGAGGCGACGATGCAGCGATTCAGCGAACTGTCCCGGATGATCCTGGGCCTGACGCCTCAGGCCCTCGACAACGACAACGTGACCGGGCCGTGGATCCCGTTCAAGCATGGCGGGTATCTTCGTGCCTGGCTCATCGGCGGCGCGATGGCGGCCGCGAAGACGACGAAGATCGAGCTCCTGCAGGCGACCGACGCCGCCGGCAGTGACGTCAAGGCGGTCAAGGACCAGGGCGACGTCGCGATGGCCGCGACGATCACGGCGAACACGCTGGTCACCGAGGCGACCGTGGATCTCACGGCGGCGGCCGCGACCGACAAGGTCACGGTGAACGGGATCGTCTTCACCATGGCCGGCGCGACCGACGCCTCGAAGCGCGAGTTCGCAGATGCCGCCGGTCTGGTGACCTGCGTCAACCATGCGACCTACGGCGTACCGGGCGTCTCGGGCAGCGCGAACGGAGCGGTCGTGACCCTGGTCTCCGATCCGATCGGAGAGACGGCGATCACCGTCGTCGGGACCAACGTGGCCGGTACGGTGACTGTCGCGACGGTCTCGGCGCAGGCCTTCGTCGAGATCCCCGCGGGGCTCCTGGACATCCACAACGGCTTCTACTGGGTGGCCGCCAAGGTCACCTCCACCGCGACCACCGTCGTGGGTGTGGTCCTCGACTTCTACCCGTCGCGCTGGACTCCGGTCCAGGCGGTGGGGGCCGAGGACGTCGCCTGATCTCCAACACGTAACCGGGATCGGGCCGGCGCGAGGCCGGCCCGGTCCCGCTTGGAGGACCTCATGGTCGAGGTACCGAAACGCACGGTCATCTATCTCGGGATCGAGCAGCAGCTGCCCGCCTCGCTGGCGGAGCGGATGGTGAAGCGGGGCGATGCCCGCTACTCCGAGACGACCTCCCGGCCCGAGAGGGCGACTTCCGAGGCGCCGGAGCGAGCCGTGAAGCCCGCTCCGCGTCGGCGGACGGCCCGGAAGGGCAAGAGCTCGAAGTGAGCTACCCAGGGACCGTCGCGGTCAAGACGCCGCCGGCGGATGAACCGCTCACTCTCGAGGAGGTGAAGCTCCATCTCCGCGTCGATCACGACGACGAGGACGCCCTGATCGAGCGCCTGCTCCGGACTGCCCGCCAGGCGGCCGAGGGCGACCACGACCTGGCGCTTATCACCCAGACCCTCAAGTACCATCTCGACAACTGGCCGAGCTCGGGAGTGATCCTCCTGCCGAGATCTCCCGTACGAGAAGTTTCCGAGGTGAAGTACGTCGACCTCGCCGGCGACGAGCAGATCATCGGTCCCGCGAACTACGAGCTCGACATCCACTCCCGACCCGGGCGTCTCCGTCCCACAAGCTCCTACACCTGGCCGCACGTCAAGGACATGTACAACGCAATCACGATCACCTACGACGCGGGATGGGGGGATGAGGGGGTCGACGTTCCGGAGGAGATCCGGCAGGCCCTCCTCCTGATGATCGGCAACTACTACGAGCACCGAGAGACGGTGATCGTCGGGACGATCTCCTCCGAGATCGAGACCGTCGCCGCCAGAAACATCCTTGAGAGCTTCCGGACGGGATGGGGTTTCTGATGCGCGCCGGCCGACTCCGCGACCGGGTACAGCTCGAGAAAAACGTGCCGTCGGAGGATCCGGTCGACGGCGCGCAAAGGGAGGAGTGGGTCCACGTCGCCACCGTGTGGGGCGAGCTGCGGGACCTGCGCGGCCGCGAGTACCTGGCAGCCCGGGAGATCCATGCCGCCGCATCGGCACAGATCCGGATCCGATACCGGCCAGGCTTGGAACCGCTCCTCTGGCGGGCGGTCGTGGCAGGCGCCATCTACAACATCGAGCACGTGGCCCGGGTCGGCAACCGGCCGGCCGAGCTCGAGCTCCTGGTATCGAAGATCGAATGAACAGCAGATGAAGATCAGCACTTCGATCGAAGGTCTCGACATCCTCAGGCGACGCATGGGCGAGCTGACACGCCGCGTGCAGGGACAGGCTCTCGCCAAGGCGGCGCGCGCTGGCGCCGAGCCCATCCTCGAGCGCGCCCGCGAGCTCGCGCCGCGGGAGTCGGGCGCTCTGGCCACTCGGGGTGTCGTGGCGCGAGACATGGTCCGGAAGTACACCTACGCCGAGCGGGGCATCGGCCACCATCCGGACTACTTCTACGGCACCTTCCAGGAGCTCGGCGTGGAGCCTCACACCCGAAGGGCCGGCAAGAGAGTCTGGGGCGTCAACGTCACGGGCCGGCGCGGCGGCGATGCCCGGAGCTGGTACACCCATCCCGGCCACAAGGCGCAGCCCCATCTCCGGCCGGCGGCGGATGAGGCGGCCGACGCCGCGGTTCGTGCCGTCCACAAGGTCCTGTACGAAGCGGTGATGGAGGCGGTGAGGAAGTGATCGAGACCGAGCTCCACCAGGCCCTCGAGACGATAGCCGACGCCTACCCGACCCACGTCCCGGCCAAGATCTCGAAGCCTGTGCTCACGTTCAGGAGGATCTCAACTTCTGAGACGATGTTGCACGACGGGCCATCGGGCGTGTCGTCGTTGCGATTTCAGATTACCGCCCACGCCCTCAAACACTCTGAAGCTCTCACGCTCGCCTCCGAGGTCCGTGAGCTCCTGGACGGAGAGTCTCTGGGCCTTGCTTCCCCCGTCCGCCTGGTCGAGATCGTCAACGAGTACGACCTTGGCTTTCAGACGGAGACCGATACCTGGCAGATCGCGCTCGACGCGATGCTCTCCTCAGAGCAGGCGGATCGGATCCTGGCCTTCGATGCCGACGGTCAATCCGATGGTGTGCCCATAGGTGAGGATGTCTTCGGCTTCGATCGCCAGCGTGTCGTGAACAGCTATCCGGCGAGCAGAATCTACACCACGGCCGAGGCGGCTGCCGGGAAGACGTCGAGCGCGTTCTTCGAAACGGGACCCTGGAGGAACTACGCGGATCTGATGTGGTTCGGGTTCTGGTCCTACGTGATCCGGCACGAGGCGCCAGGGGTCACCGACTTCGACGTTGTGGCCTGCATGAAGTCGAACAGCGACGGCTGGCTGGCGATCGGCCTCTGGGGGACTCGAGGCACCAGGGTTCACAACGTCGACCTGGAGATCGATACGACCGCCGGAGAGATCGACTTCTACGTCCACGACGGGGAGCATGGCTACTACGCATTCTCCGATCCGGTCGCGCTGGTTGGAGTCGACGTTTCCGGTGCCTCCGACCTCTGGTGGTGGGTCCGCCTCAGGAAGCGGGGGGATCTGGTGTCCGCCCGTCTCTGGCAGGACGGTGATCCGGAGCCCGAGACGTGGGCGATCGAGAACTTCGACACGAAGAACCCCTCCTACGACGGGGGAGGGATGCTTCACCAGTGGATCAACATGCTCGAGATCTACTTCGATCATAGCGTCAACGCGATGCTGTGGATCCAGGAGATCTCGGTCCAATTCGCATAGGAGGTCACGATGGCACGGACGGAAATCACGAGCGCGGCGATCCGACAGATCGGCCGGCAGCGGCTCTCGGTGCAGGCGGGCGACTTCGCACTCCCGACCGAGGCCTCGGATCCGGCACTGGGAAACGCCGTGAAGTGCACGGGGAAGGAGATCCTCGTGATGAGAAACACGGACGCCGGCGCCCAGACGGTGACGATCGACGCGCGTCCCGACGCCTACGGCCGGGACGGCACGATCACCGACTACTCCATCCCCGCCGGCGAGACCCACCTGTCGGACATCCTCACCGAGGAGGCATTCGAGCAGGACGACGGGATGATCCATATCAACGCGAGCGACGCCCTGCTCGAGCTCGGCGTGATCCGGATCGCCGGCTGAGGCCGGCGCCGGGAACGGGAGGTAGATATGCCTGGGAAACTGGCCCACGGGACTCGCCTGTACATGGGCGACGGAGCGGATCCGGAGGTCTTCACCGAGATCCCCAACTGCGGGGACTTCGATCTGGATCCGCCGGAGCCCGAGGAGGTGGACGTCACGGATCACACGTCGACCGCCAGGGAGCACCTGGACGGGCTCGGCGGTGACGGTCAGTGCACGACCGAGCTCCACTACGATCCGTCGATCGCGATCCACGATGATGTTCTCGACAAGCACGGCGTGAGCGATCCGACGAACTTCAAGCTCCGGCTGCCGAGCGACGTCGTCTTCCTCTTCGCGGCGACCGTCCGGTACCAGCTGCGGTTCCCGGTCGGCGGCGCGCAGACCGCGCCGCTCACTCTCCGGATCTCCGGGCCCCTCGCTCGGGATACCTGGACGTGATCCGCTCGGTCGAGCTCGAGCTCGGGGGGAGGCGCCTCGACCTGGTCCTCAACTGGTCGGCCCTCTCCGCGTTCGAACGTCTCTCGGGGAAGAACTCCCTCCGAGAGTGGACCTGGACGGAGCTGTCGGCGACCGACGTCCTCCATCTTCTCTACGCAACCGCGAACCGATGGACCTGGCGCAACGCCCGCCAGGTCCTCGCCGACGAGCGGGAGGAGATCTCCCTCGACTGGCTGGGCGAAGCGATCAGGTTCGAGGATCTCGAGAGCCTGCAGGAGACGCTCCGCCGGCTCTATGACGTCGCCCATCCGGAGGACGACGGGAAGGAGGGCCGGGCCGACGACGGCTCGGACCCTCAATCCGGATCACCTGGTGGACGATCTGGGCCTTCGCGCGCTTCGACCTCGGGCTCTCCGAGCTCGACTTCTGGGACCTGACGCCACGCGAGCTCTCCGAGCTCGCCAGGCGGCGCCATGCAGATCTCCGCGCACGCGACTGGCGCGCGGCTCTCGTGGCCTGGGCCGCGCTGGTCCCGTGGTCGAAACGAAAGCTCCGGATCTCGGATCTCCTCGGCGACGAGTCGGAGGAAGAGGAACGGATGACACCAGAGCAGTCCAACGACTGGATCGCCACCAACTTCCGGTTGGCGGAGGATAGCTGATGCCGAAGACGCTCGCTCATCTCCTGGTGCGCCTCGGCGTCGACGCGGCCGAGTTCGGGCAGAAGATGAAAGCCGCCGAGAGGACGATGGACAAGGTCGCTGCAGGGATGAAGAAGGCGGGGACCTCGCTCTCGCTCTACGTCACCGCGCCCATGCTGGCGGCCGCCGGCGCCTCCCTCAAGATGGCCATGAACGCCCAGGAGTCGGAGAACCTGTTCGAGGTCGCGATGGGCGGCATGGCGGACTCCGCCCGGAGGTTCTCAGAGCGTCTCCGCGACGAGCTCGGGCTCAACTCCTACGCGGTGCGGGAGAACGTGGGGACGTTTCACCAGATGTTCACGGCGATGGGGCTCTCGGAACAGGGGGCCTACGACATGGCGACCTCGCTTACCGAGCTTGCCTACGACATGTCGAGCTTCTTCAACCTGAGGCCCGAGGAAGCGTTCGAGAAGCTCCGGGCGGGGATCACGGGGGAGGCGGAGCCCCTCAAGCGGCTCGGGATCCTGATCGACGAGACGACCATCAAGCACGAGGCCTGGAACTCGGGTCTCGTGGCGACCGGCGAGGAGCTCACCCAGGTACAAAAGGTGCAGGCGCGGTATCTGGCGATCATGCGTCAAACCGCGAACGCCCAGGGAGACCTGGCTCGGACCGCCGAGTCTCCGACGAATCAGCTTCGCAGGCTGCGAGCCCAGGCCGAGGAGACGGCGGTCGAGTTCGGGAATGCCTTGATGCCCTTGCTCGTGGCCGCGCTACCGACGCTCAAGGACATGGCCGACCTGGTTCGATCCGCGGCGGACGCTCTGAACCGGATGGATCCCGAAACGCGCCGCCTCGCGCTCGGGATCGCGATGATCCTCGCGGCGGCAGGTCCACTGCTCAGAATCACGAGCCCTCTCATCGCTGCCGGCGGCGCGACAGCCGGGGTCTTCAAGAAGGCGGCGGCGGCGGCAAGGACGCTTGCCAAGACGCAGACGCTGGTGGCGGCGTCCACAACGGTAGTCACGACCGCGACAGGCAACGCGCAGCTCTCGACCGCTCGTCTTGTCAAGGCTCAGGGAACGGCCAAGACCGCGGCGGTCACTCTCACCTCAGCGAATGTCGCTCTCGCAGGCTCGTTCCGGGCCGTTTGGGCGGCGGCTCTCGGCGTGCTCGCCCCGATCGTAGCGGCCGCCCTGGCGGGGCTCGCGGCCGGCCGCGCCATGCGCCCGTGGGTGAACGAGACTCTCGGTCTGGCGGAAGCCATGGGCCTCGTCGCCGAGAAACATCAAGATCTGGCAGAAGGTCTGTTGGAAAACAAGGAGACGTTCGACGCACAGCTCGAGCTGTACAACCAGATCCGGGAGAAGTACGGTCTCGTGGGAAAGGAGTTCGAGGTCGGCACCAAACGCACGTGGGAGAACGCCAGCGCCCTCGCCTACAACATCGCTCAGATCGAGAAGATGCAGGCAGCGCAGCGGGCGGCCGGAGGGGCGATCCGGGAAACCACGAGGGCGCGGGTCGACGCTACAGAACAGGTCAAGCGCCACCTCGAACGTATCAAGGAGGAGGACGAAGCTCTGGGGCTTGTCACCGAGAACCTCCGCGAGATGTACGGGATCCTCAGCCGCCAGGACGTGGTCGATCAGATGGACGAGCTCGTGGCGGACTTCAAGCTGCTGGCACGAGACGGGGCCAGCGGTGCCCAGCTTATGGAGAAGTTCGCGCCCGAGGTCCAGAAGCTCGCCGACGCAGCCAAGGGTTACACCGACCTGGACATCCCGAATGAGTTCTCCGAGCTCCAGTGGACCCTTGAGCAGGGGTTGCCCGGTTGGGTCGATACTCTGGCGACCCGATTCGCGCGGGACATCCCAGATTCTGCCGGCGTCGCGAAACTCGCGATCTCGTCCAGCTTCCGAGATGCAATGCTCGATGCCGAGGGCACGGTGAAAGAGGGCTACGAGAACATCTCTGAGATTCTGGGTCGACTGACCGGCCAGGAATTCAAGATCAAGGTGAAGCCGGATGTCGAGGGGTTCAGCGACGAGCTCCAGCGCATGCTGAAAGAGCTCGGCATCACCCCCGACACCACAGGGACAGGGGGATAGATGCCGTTCGCCGACGACGAGGTGGGCCTCGAGCGCGGCGGGACGAAGTTCTCGCCGGCGCGAGAGCCGCGGATCATGGACCGGTTCCAGGAGGGCGGGCCCGAGCGGGCGACGACCAGGTCGATCACTGGGCAGCCGATCGGGGTGGAGTACCGCCAGGATGTCGACGACGCGCGGCTCGAGCTCCGATGGGAGAACCTGTCGGAGGCCGAGGCCTCGGTCCTCCGGCTCATCCTGAACGGCTGGGGCCCGCTCGCCGCGAAGATCGAGAAGGGCGTGCCCACGACCTACCAGGTCCTCATCGAGAGCGGGTCCCTCGAGCCCCTCGTCGGGCACTACCCGGAGAGCGCGCCCAGCTCGCCGGCGGCGCTCCGCCGCTGGCGGGCGGAGGTCAAGGTCCTCATCCTCAGCTAGGACGACATGATGCAGTGGCAGTTCCGCTCCGCATCGGCGCCGGGGAGCTCGGAGGGGGATCTCGACCTGCGCTCCGTGAACCTGGTGGGAACGCCTGTGCTCTCCGCCGTCCTAGACGGGTCGAACCAGGAGATTCCGGACGTCTACGAGCTCGAGTTCCACGTCGGCGCCGGCGCGGTCGACGTCGCCTGCGCCGAGACGCCCAAGAACCCGATCGAGGCGGACGGGATCTCGGTGGTGGCCGACGGCGTCACCGTCAACTGGAACGTCCTCCTCGGGGTGGGCCTGGTGATCGATCCCGCCGTGGAGGAGGGAGACCGGACCAGGATCTCGATCAGCGCCTACCAGACGGACCTCGGCGCGGTCACCGACCACCTCAACGTCGGGACGGTGGAGGCCGGCGAGGAGTCCCCGCTCCGGAAGATCTACGCGGTGAACCTGGACGTCGACGACGCCTCCGAGACCGAGCTCGCCGCGCTCCCCGGACTCTACTTCACCCCTTGGAACGCGCGTGACGCCGTGCAGGAGATCACCAACCACTCCTCGAGCTCGAGGGAGAAGCTCGCCGTCACCGCCACGAAGACGATCACCTTCGACAACTGGAACGCGGGGGCGAAGACCGCGGACGTCTACGTCGGCGGGCAGCTCTGCATCGCGACCGCGAAGCTCGACGGGGAGACCCTGTACGAGTGGGGGAAGGGCAACGGCTACGTCGACGCGTCGGACCTCCTCAAGGGTCTGGGGATCGTCTTCCGGGACACGACGGACGATCCGACGGGGCTGACGATCACGCTCGTGATCGACGGCGACTCCCATGAGTGGGTCGAGCTCGCGCCGGATGTCTCGGGAGCTCCTGGCGCCCGATCGAACGAGAACCTCGTCCTCACCGAGGACGGACAGAGCGAAGGGGTCGTCCGGTCCGGACAGTCCTCTCCGTTCTGGTTCGACCTGGCGGTCCCGGCCGGGAGTCCTCGAGGGGCGATCCGACTCTTCACCTTGCGAGCGAGGGGGAAGGCGATATGAGCGCGGAGCTCTACCTCTGGCAACCCGGACAGGAAGCGGACCCCGACGGAAAGCTCATCTACCGGGTCGAGAACACGATCAACGAAC